GGGGTCATTTACTTCTGCTAGAATAACTACTGCGGCTAGTTCAGGAACTTCTTTATTAGTAGATCAAACAAGTGGACTTACTACAGACGATACAATACAAGTTCTTGATAAAGATGACCATTCAACAGTAATAGCTGAATATACAATTACAGCAATAGTTTCTGAAACTGCATTAACTGTTTCAACTATTTCAGTACAACTTGATCAACTTGATATTGTAGTAATTAAAAAAGGAACTGCAACTTACGATATTGGAGAAAATATGATTTTTGTAGGTGGTTCTGATTATTTAGTAGGTTCTAAAGATCCTTATCCAGTAGATAATGCTTCAACAATAGACGCTGAGGACTTCACTTTTGAATTTGAAAATGATCTTGATATAAGACATTCAGCAAGTGGATGTGATTTTGCAGATAGATTTCCAAGTGCTATTAATATTAAATCATTCAGGGCTACTGGGAGTTTCACTAAATTTTATGAAACTATCGCACAATATGAAGATCTTAGAAACAACCAAGTGATCGGTACTAGAATGAGTTCATGTGGTGCTACTTTAGATACAAATTCTGCCGTAGCTGCAACTGCAACTATCGGATCAGGTACAGATGGAGTGGTAACGATTACTTCTGATACAGCTGGCAGAGCTGATGAAGATATTAATATAAAGGTAAATGTTGCGGTAGATGATACTTTAACTGCTGTTTTAAGTGGAAATAATATCACTGTTTCATTAGCAAATTCAACTACTTCAAAAAATACAGCTACTTTGGTGGCTGGTGTTATTGATGCACTTTCAGGTGTTGGTGCTGCGTCAAGTGGAACGGGAGCGACTGAGTTCGCTATTGCTGCTCTTGATAAAATAAACCTTGGAGATGTTATTTCAGGCAGAGATGCAACTGAAAAAGAAAATTTAAGAATAAGCTATCCAAATACTCAATATGAAGTATTCGGTGCTGATTTAACAGAAGATGACGTAATCAATCAAGAAATACCTTTCATAGCTAACTATGACGAAGACGGAGATAAAGAAACTGTTCGAGTTGTTCTTAGAAATTCAGTATCAAGCTATTAATCATTTAATTTAAATATATATGTCTTTATATGCAGCAAAAGAAAAAGAAATTAATTTTGGAGAAGGTGATAGTATAACTATCAATACTTCCTTATCTTATGAGTCAACGATGGCAATGTCACAAATGACTGATGGAACAAACAATATAGAAATTCTTAAAAAGTTTATTATTTCCATGCAAAGTGATGGTATGAAATTAGAGCCAACAGATGAAAATCTAAAAAAACTACCATTCCCACATATCATAAGATTAATGACTGAAATGAAAAAATGCATGGGAGTTGATGAAGACTTAAAAAAAAACTAAAAGGAGCTTTTAGAATACTTCAAGGCAAAAGAGGAGAAGCCGAACTGTACCTTGACTATAAGATGTCAGAGAAGTTTGGCTTAGATTGGAGGCTTGAAGATTTTTCAAGGGTATATGCTTTCATTGAAATCATGAAACAAGAACTTAAAGGAAATGGTAAGGGCAAGATAAAATCAGATAACTTAATAAAATCATGACAGATAATTTAAACGTTATCGTAACTCTCAAAGATAACGCCTCTAAAGGGATTGAATCAATAGAAAAATCAACTGGAAGTTTTACTAAGGCTATTGCAGCCGCTGCTTTAGCTGTAGCCGCTTTAGCGGGTGCTATTGCAGCTGTATCTGTAAAAGAATTTGCTGCATTCGAAAAGCAAATGAGTGCTGTAAAAGCCATCACAGGTGCTGTTGGTGAAGATTTTGCAGATTTAAATAAACTTGCCAAGGAAATGGGGGCGACAACTGCATTTACTGCTCAACAAGCAGGGGAAGCGATGCAATTTTTAGGTATGGCAGGTTTTACTACTGATGAGATAATGCAATCTCTAGCAGGAACAATGAACCTTGCGGCTGCAGGACAGCTTGATTTAGGAGCTGCCGCAGATATATCATCTAATATTTTAACGGCTTTTAGATTAGAAGCTGATGAAATGAATAGAGTTGTTGATGTAATGGCTAAGACTGTGACAAGTTCAAATACAAATATTATAGAAATGGGGGAGGCTATGAAATTTTTAGCCCCTACTGCTTCTGCTCTTGGAATATCACTTGAGGAAGCTAGTGCGATGGTTGGTTTTCTTGCTAATGCAGGTCTAAAGGGTGGTGTTGCTACTCGTGCCTTTTCAGCATCTCTAGTAAGTTTAGCAAATCCAACTAAGAAAGCAACTGGTGCTATGGAAGAAATCGGACTCAAGGCTTTTGATGTTAGTGGTGAATTTGTGGGGATGGCTGGACTTTTAAAACAACTTGAAAGTGGTATGGCTGGTTTTACAGATCAACAACAACAAGCTACATTATCTCAAATTTTCGGGGCTGGATCTATGAAGGTTATGAATTCTTTACTTGCTGAAAGCTCAGATGAATTTGCAAAATACACTGAAACTATTGAAGACTCACAAGGAGCTGCCCAGGCGATGGCAGATACTCAGCTTGATAATCTCGCTGGGTCGATGACACTTTTAAAAAGTGCTGCTTCTGGTCTTGCTATATCTATTGGAGAAGTTCTTGCTCCAGGAATACGATCTGCTGTTGAAGGGTTTACTAAATTTATAACAAAAATTAACGAAAGCGGGGTTGTGGTAAAAGCTGTTGAGAAAATTGCATTGGTTTATGCAGAATCAATGAAATTAGTTGAACAGTCATTATCATTTGTTGGCACTGCAGCATTAGAATTCTCAAAAATTATGTTTGATAGATATTCTCCTGCCGTTATAAGTGCATCAATAGCTACCAAAGATTGGGCTGTTGAAATGGTGAACAAATATACACCTGCCATAAAGGGGGCGATAGATCAAACAACAACATTTGCTCAGGAAATAGCTAACAACATGAAGCCACAAATAGAAGAAACAACTAAAAAGGCAAAGGAACTAGCGACTGAATTATTAAACGAATATAATCCTGCTTTATTAGAAACAATCCAATCTAAAAAAACTTTATCTGAAATTATCGCAGATCTTATTTCTAATGCTTTTACTGCATTGGTAGATATAGTTAGTAATTCAAAAAATATTCTAGATTCTTTTGGTGTGTCTATTGTGCAATTCGTTGGTTTTCTTGGTCTTGTGTTTTCACCAATAAGAACAGTTGTAATACTTCTTCTAGATTGGATTAGAACAATGGATATAGATCTAAGACAATCAATAATAAATGTTGGTCAAAGAATAAAATTTTTCGTTCAAGATAAAATAGGACAATTGCAATTTTGGATTCAAAGAAATAAAGAAAGAATAGTTGAGTGGAAAAACACACTACTTGATATAGGAAAAACAGGATTTATTGTTTTATCAAATATAATTTCTCATGTAATTACTAAGTTAGGTGAGTGGGGCGATAAGATCGTAGAAGAATATAATAAAGCAAATAATAAAATGAAAGAAAATAGAGAGAATTTTAAAACTTGGGGCGATCGAGTAGAAGATACAATAGTTTCAATAGGAGATACCGCACAACAAGTTTTTGATTTCATCGGAACTAATGTATTTGAACCATTCATAGAAGGTCTTATGCCTGGGGTTGTGGCTGCTTGGGAAAACCTAAACGAAATCATGTTTGGAACAGAATTACAGGGAGATGATTTAAAAACAATGTTTGATATTTTAACTGAATCAACAAAAATTTTAAGTGAATCTATTGGTCTTGGTCTTGGTGGTACTTTAGCGGCGATAACTGATCTAATAAGGTTCTTTGTTCTTGGGTTAGATGCTTCCGTAGCATTACTACTTGATATAGGAAAAATTATAGGAACTTTAATCCAGTTAGTAACTGGAAAAAGTACAAGAAAATTTGAATCTTCATTGAAAAAATTTGGAGAAAGAAGATCTGATGAGTTTTCTAATTTTAGTAATTTTGCCCCTGCATCAGCTGACTTTTTTAGTAATTTACAAGGAAGAGCAACTGGTGGAACTGTATCTGCTGGAACTCCTTACATGGTAGGAGAAAGAGGTGCAGAAATGTTTACTCCATCTCAAAACGGGAGAATATCCCCAAGTAGAGCAACTGGTGGAGTCACTATTAATATTCAAGGTAATCTTATAGGAAATAGACAGGCTGCTATGGATCTTGGGAATCAGATAGCTAGTCAACTTGGTTTATCAACCGCTATAGCATGATCTTATATTACATCAACGAAGTAGAACGTACAGAAGATGTTGAAATAAATTCTCTTGATATAAGAGAGGAAGTTCAAAGGCGAGCAACTGGTTGTACTTTTCAAATGAACGACAATAAACCATCTGAAAATCAAGAGGTTATTCTTTATTTTACTGTACCAATTTTTTCGGTAAGTGGAACTACTCTAATAATAAAAGACAATACATGCTCAGGTGAAAGTGTATGGAAACAGGGGGTGTTCAGAGAAGATCAGGAAATAATTCTAGGAATAGGGGAGTCTGATGAGGAAAAAGTTACAATAAGTTCTATTAACGAAAGCACAAATACAATTACATTATCTGCTGCAATTTCAGGATCTCACGCCGAAAATGATTGGGTAGGATTCAAAATATTTGCGGGGACTATTTCAGGCGTTTCGACAACGAATGAATGGCTTCTTGCTAATGTTAAATATGGAGTTGAATGTACTGATTACACTAGAATTTTTGACAAGAAACTTATAAATGAATCGTATGAAGATAACAGTTCTTTGTATATCATCAATGACATGCTAGTTAATTTTATAAATTTTAATCATCTTATTGACGATATGGAATATGAAGACGACGCAGCAATTCAATTAGAATGGATTGAAACTAATGATGGAGATAATCCAGAAATAGATATTGTTAATTTTAAAGAAGGCGATACTTCTGGCAAATTCCCCTGGACAAATTCAGGAGGAACGGCAACTTTTACGGCTTCACCTGCTCAATCTGATGTTTCAGAACTTACAGGCGTTAGTTCGGGAACACCCACAGAAGGGAAACTAGCCTTTTGGTGCAAACTATCGAGTGCAAGTGCTGCAAGCTCAATTTCTATAGATATCGGATCAGACAGTTCAAATTATACTAGATTAACATTTACGCCAGAATCAGACACAGACTGGCACTACCTTAAAATAGATCTTATAGATGGATCAGAAACAGGAACGCCAGACTGGACTTTGTTTGATTATATACAAATAAATATAACAGAATCAGCAAGTGCAAACATTCTTTTTGATGGAATACGAATTGATGAAGAGGGGGCTTTTACTTTTGCTGGAGTTGAAGAATCAAGTGATTTCGAATCTTTCAACATGGCATACAAAAAACCAACTTTTATAATGCAGAAAATGAGCGAGATTAAACAATTCTTTTGGTATATAGATTTTGATAAGGATGTTAAATTTTTCCAACCATTAAACAATACAGCTCCTTTTTCAATTAGCGAAACATCTAATAATTTTTTTCAATTAAATACTTCGGTCGATACTTCCCAAATAATAAACAGGCAAATAGTAAGAGGTGGAGAAACTCCATCAACTGAAACATTTTCAGAAGCTCACGCAGGAGACGGAGTAAAAAGGGAATGGGTTTTGAAAAGTAAATATAAAAATCTTGTAGTTGAAGTTGATAGTGGTGCTGGATATGTTGTTAAAACAATAGGAATAGAGTTTTTAAATGATGAAACTTTATTTGATTATATGGGAAATTTTAATAATAGAACTGTTCGAGCTTCAAATGCAACTGGAACTTTAGCCGTAGGAAGTAAAATCAAATTTACCTATAATGAATATATTCGAGTAATTATTGAAAGTACAGAATCTAATTCCATTTCATCTTTAAAGGCTTTGGTCGGTGGAGATGGCATTTTTGACGGTGACGTTATTATTGATGAATCGATCCTTACATTTGAACAAGCTCGAGATTTTGCACAGGCACAAATAAACAAACGAGCAAATCCAATTATTTCTGCATCATTTGCAACGGCATTACACGGTCTTCATGCAGGTCAAACAATAGCTATTGAGGACTCAAACAGGGGGATAAACGGGAATTTTCTTATACAAAGTGTTGGAATAAATGTTAGAAATGGGGATTATTTTAATTTTACAATATCATCTGCTTCAACTGTATTCGGTATAATAGAACTTTTTCAGAAACTTCTAGACAAGAGTGTAACTGACGCAGTCGACGCAGTAATTCAAAAATTATTAACAATAGATGAAACAATATCTTTTACAGATTCTTTCGTAGCTTCTCTTGATGATGGTATCTCAACGTGGGGAAGTGACTCCGATGAAGGTACTTGGAATTTATTTCAGTGGTCTTAATTATTTAAAAAATATATTATGGAAATTTTACAAAACTTACAATTAAAAGGGGTCTATGAATTCATTCTAAGAGACGCAAAAACGGGGGAGGTTAAACAGGTCGAGAAGATAGAAAATCTCGTGCCTACTGTTGGACTGAACGCACTGGCTCAACAATTGTCAGGAGATAACACCCAGGAGGCAGAAATAACATATCTAGCACTAGGAAATAATGCTGATACTCCAGTTTTAGCTGATACAGCACTAGGATCTGAAACAGTTAGAAAATTAATCACACTGAGAACTACTTCAAGTAATATAGCTAATTTTTCAATTTTCTTTGCTTCAGGAGAGGCGAACGACACACACAAAGAAGTTGGGGTATTCGGAGATGGAGCAGCAAGTACGGCGAGCGCAGCAGCAGATAGTGGCATTATGTATTCAAGAGCTTTAATAATTCCGACAATCATAAAGACCAGTTCCGATACACTTCAGATTAATTATAGCTTCACATTATCTTAAAAATTTATTAATAATTTATAAATATGTTTAAAAAACTACTTTCAACTATTGGTTTTGCGAAAAAACCACAAAAACTAGTAAAATCTTT